TCAATGTTTACTGAACGTAAACAAAGGAGAATGAACATGACACACAATGAAGTAAGAGAAAACCTATTTCAAGAATTATGGCAACTTGAATTTAATTTAGTGTATGAGCAAAATTCCTTGCCTTATACATCTACTAATTCCAATGAAACTCACAACGAATGGGCGAGAGGTTACGCAACTAATTGTGCAGATGAATTATGTAATGACTTTGAGGACGCTCCTAATAGTGAGTTACAAAAATTAATTGATGAATATAACAAGGAGAATTAATCATGAAGAAAACTGCAAAAGAGTTTTGGGAGTTCGCAAGTATGGAACATGTTGAATACATGTTCGAACATTATAGGTTGATTCAAATCACAAAATGGGGTGAAACAGTAAAAGAATTCGAGCGTAGCATAATTCGACATGAGCGTGCTGAAAAAGATATTTTAGAACGTTTAAAAAAATGTCCTGACAAAACAGATGATCTGCAATGGAGTTTAGACGTTGTCAGAGCATACCTAGATAGATGTTACGAGGTCAAAAAGGTGCTTGGCTTATGAGTTTGGTTTATACCGTAAAAGAGGTTGCGGAACTCTTTCAAATATCTATATCCGCAGTATATCAGCTCCGAGACGAGGGTAAACTAATTCAATTATCAGACGTGCCAGGCGTCAGATTTAGTAAGGAGGGAGTGCATGCACTAGCTAAGTACGACAAAGAGTTTACGGCAATAAAATATGCCGAGTTAGTGGCTGAGAATGAACAGCTAAAAAGGGAATTAAAAGAGTTGAAAGCAAGCATACGAAATACTACAGCAGGTATGCTGCAACTTATGGAGGTGTAACAAATGAACATGACTTATCGAGAAAAACGAGAATTGAGACGAGCAAATGCATTACCTCAATTCGCAGATATTGTTGAGGGCTTTGTATTTGGTTCCGTGTTCCTATTCGTAGTAATGAGCATGCTCACATGGTGGGTTACAGGTGAGGTAATTATCAAATGGTAAAACGTTGCTATCATTGCGGTTGTAAACTAACACCGCATATCACCTATAGCCTTTATAACACAGCCATTGGCAAAGTAGTTGCCGTATGTAAAGACTGCCACACATCTTATTTAAGAGTGAGGGCTAAACAAAGAAAAAAGGACGCCACTAGCTGCAACTAGTAACGCCCATAGTTAGATTAACCAACTTTAGTATAACACAAGGAGACATAACATGAATACTTTCACTATTGAATTTAAAGGCCCTAAAGATCTAGCGAAGAAAATCGCCGAATATAACGAATTAATGAACCCTAAATCTATTGAGGAGTTAGCGGTGAAAGTTATAGAGGAGCCTAAACAAGAGGTAAAAGAGGAACCTAAAAAAGAAACTGCACCAAAAGTAGTTGAGGAACCTCAGCCGGAACCTGTTGAGGTAAAAGAGGAACAGGCCGAGGAAGTTGCAGAAGTTCCTGTTACAAACTTTGAGGGCGAACCTGTAGAAACTAAGGCGGAAGAAGTTGAGCAACCAACCGAAACCGAATTAGATGTTGAAACGGCAGAAGTCGACCCACAAGTATATTGGAATGACTTCAAAGACTGGCTTAAACATGTAGGTGCTGAGGGTGTGAAAGCTGCACTCGATGTGTTCCGTAATCATGGTGTTAATGGCAAGCCTAATTCCGGTGATTTAACACCAGAAATTATGCAAGAACTTAATGCATTAATGGGTAAATAAACAGATAGGTAGATAGGAGAATAAAAACATGTCAAATGTGAATAGCTTTAAAACAGTAATTGACAACGTAACACCTCAAATTGAGGTGTTACAAAAAGCGATTGAATTAGATCCAACTAATACCATTGAATATCGACGTGCCATTGATTTTTGCGAAACTAATATTTCTGTATCTAAAAGCATTATAAAGGCCATTAAGTTAGTCGAAAAAGAGGCTAAGAAAACAGATAAAGCTGAGGAACCAAAAGAGGAAACTCCAAAGGCAACTAAAAAGAAAACTAAAAAAGAGGAACCTAAAAAGGTAGTAGAGGAACCTCAACTAGCCGTAGAGGAAACTCCGGAAGATATGTTCGATATGTTTGATTAAAAGGGGCGAATGTCATGGAGGTATTAGCGAGAACATATATCCCTAGAATGTTTGATAGTGTGATATTGGAAAGTCGCTACGATGCAGCTTACACAACTATATATCATACCGACTGTAATTTTACATTCGGTGGCAAATGGAAACGTAAGTATAACTATAGCAACGGTTACACAACTGCTGCAAAGTACTTCACTTGTCCAAATTGTGGCTATCATAGTGAGCCGTACAGGGACAAAGCGTTACATATAGGCGATGAAAATCACCTTATACCGCTAAACATTTATGCAGAAGTAGTTGAGCTCAAAGACTGCATTGATTTACGTATCAGCTACAAAGCTATAACAATGCGATTGGACGGAACCTCTATTGATGAGGGAACACGCAAAGAGGTGTTGCGGTTTGACTTTAAGAAAAAGAAAGCCATTTATACTGACTACAATCGCCAAAAGTATGATCTAACACCGGACTACATACGAGAACATTACTTCATGCAGGTGTTGGAATACTTCGGCAAGTCTTATGCCATGCATAGTATTAACAAAAAACCTTTGAATGATTTATTCAGAGTGCTAAGAGTGGCGTTCCAAAAACGTTTATTGGCTACATATGGATATGGTGCAGCCGATGTGTATATATCCCCCTCCGCTAACGAGGAGGGAGGATATCACTTCAATATGTTGTTAAATATGGCACTTAAAATTGCTGCACCAGATATGCCGAATATAGCTTATATACATCGTTGTACATCGTATTGGAACGATAGTCATATTTATAGTCGCAATATTAATATTCCGATTGGAAATGACGTATTTGAACTAACTAGAAAAGGCGTCAACTTCCATGAGGCAATGCGTATTGTACATAAAGCTCCGAATAGTAGATCACTGCGTAAGGCTATGGCAACAAACCCTATGGCGGTTTATATGTCAGGCGTGTTAAACCTATTCAATGATGAGAACATCAGACGAACTATTATGACACTAAATCGATATGGTGTTCCTGATTGCGATATACAACGTTATAGCGGTAAAGTGCAACGTGCCAAGGACATAAGAAAGTCCATGAAACTGCATATCAATGGTTCAAAAGAGTTTTGGCAAACAATGATTGATAGATATGGCGAGCCAGCTGCATTGCGTTGGATATTATCCGAGGACTTTCGAGACATTGAGGACTGCGTCAAGATGTATTCTGAGCTAATAGTCAAATATCGAGATATGTTCTGGGGCAACAAGTTCAAACTAAAAGATTTACACGCCGAACTTATTAACATCTATAACAAGCAAGAATATGGCGACGTAAACTTGCCTAAAGTGCCTGAGTTAAATGCCGATGTAAATGGTATGCACTTTATGGTACCTAAAACTGCCGCCGATTTAATGATGATAGGCAAGCAACTCAGAAATTGTGTTGGATCTTATAAAGATAAAGTCATGAGAGGTGCTGCAGCCATTGTTGTTGTTACAGATGATGAGATGAAACCTATTGCATGCCTTGAATTGTCAAAAGGCAAGGAAAAATTCACAAAACTGGTGCAAGCAAAATTGTTTGGCAATCAATGTGTGTCTAAAGACAAGGCCATCAATAATACAGTGCTTAAATGGGCCAATCAATTAGAAATTGAACCACGCACGATTGATGTGCAGGCGCAAGTTAGCTAAGGAGAACATATATGAAATTATTAAAATTGAAATTGCAAAATTTCAAAGGCATTAAAAATAGCGAGTTCGACTTTGGTGGTATAAATGCCACCATCTATGGCGACAATGCTACTGGCAAAACAACAGTATTTGACAGCTTATGTTGGCTATTGTTTGGCAAGGATAGTTTAGACCGTGCCGACTTTGAAATTAAAACCATTGAAAATGGTGAGCCAATTCACAAGGTTAATCATGAAGTCGAGGCAGAGTTCCTCCACGATGATGGCAACAGCTTTACTTTAAGACGTGTGTATCGTGAAAAGTATAGCAGCCCTCGTGGTGGCGACACAAAACTAACTGGACATACAACGGACTACTTCGTAAACGATGTCCCAGTTAAAGAAAAGGAGTACAAGCAATATATCAATGATGTTATTGCAGAGGACGTGTTTAAGTTAATCACTAACCCTTTATATTTTAACGAGCAGTACTCGTGGCAAAACCGCCGCAAGCTACTGTTAGAAATTAGCGGAGATATTAAGGACGATGAAGTTATTAACAGCCGTTCTGAGCTTACACGCTTGGCCGAGTTATTGAATGGCAGAACTGTTGATGAGCAACGCAAGATTGTTGCTGCAAAGAAAACGGCCATCAATAAAGAACTGGATATGATCCCAGTTCGTATTGATGAGGCTATGCGAAACAAGGTGGATATATCCGAAAGTCAAGACAAGCTAACAACTGACATTGAAACATTAAATAAATCTATTAATGAATTAGAAAGCCAAAAGGCAACTATCGTTAATGGGTTTAGTTCCACGGAAAAGCGTTCAAAAATCGATGAAATTGGCCGCCAGTTGAAAGCAAGACAGTCCGAGGTGTTATCTATCTATAATTCAGAAAAACAACGTAAACGAGGCGAATACGAGGCTTTATTGACGCAATTAAAAATCATTGAAAGCGAACACGATAGATACACCGACAGGGCTTATGACTTGGCGAAAGATATTGAACGAGAAAGTAAGCGGATTGAGACCTTGCAGTCTGAGTTCGATACATTTAATGCTCAGGAGTTTAACAAAGAGGCTTGCCCCACCTGTGGACAACCTTTGCCGGAAGATAAGCAAGCCGAGTTAGAGGCTGCGTTCAATTCTGAAAAGGCTGCAAAGTTGGAAGAATGGCAATCACTAATTGAAAGTGCAAAGAAATTAAAAGCCAACTATGAAGAACAACGAGAAGTGTTGATAGTCAAAGCCGATGGACTTACTAAAGAAATTGAGGACAAAACAAAGGCTTATGAAACTAAATTTAAAGAATATGAAAGTTATTTAGAACCTAATGTAGAAGATGATCCAGACTATAAGGAACTAAAAGCCGAATTATTCCTACTTGAATTAGATGAGGGCGAAGAGGCTGACGACAAAGAAGTGGCAAGGCTTGATGATGAAATAAAAGAGGTCAAAGAAAAGCGTGCAGCGTTAGAAACTGAGCTCAATAAATATGCCTTAAATGCTGATATTCAAAAACGTGTGATTGAACTTGAAAGCCAACAACAAAAACTAGCATCCGAAAAGAATTTACTTGATGAAACATCTTGCTTGATTGATGAATTCGTCAAAGCAAAGGTGGACATGTTGGAGGATAACATCAACAGTCATTTTGAATATGCAAGGTTCAAAATGTTTAACGTGTTAGTGAATGGCAACATCGAGGAATGTTGCGAAACCACTTATAAAGGCGTGCCGTATCGGAGCATGAATAATGCGGCTCGTATGAATGTAGGGCTCGACATTATTAATGCGTTGACTAAGTTCTATAACGTTACTGCACCAGTATTCATTGATAATGCTGAGGCCGTAACAGACTTTATTAAATGTAACAGCCAAACAATCAAATTGTTTGTTGACGCTGATTTCAAAGAATTAACAATGATCTAATGGAGGTTAATATGTCAAAAGAAGTTGCAATAAAACAACAATCATTACCAGGCTTTCAAAGTGCAGAGGGGTTTGAACTACTACAACGCCAGGCCAAAATGTTTTGCGGTTCATCTTTAGTACCTCAACAATTTCAAGGCGAACAAAACTATGGGAACGCTATTATTGCTTTAGAAATGGCACAACGTATGAATGCATCACCTTTAATGGTTATGCAAAATCTATATATCGTATATGGCAACCCAGGTTGGTCCAGTAAATTCTTAATAGCTACTTTCAACCAATGTGGTCGCTTTGAGGCTATCAAGTACAAAGAGACTGGCAAGAAAGGAACGGACAGCCAAGGTGTTATTGCCTATACAAAAGAAAAGGGAAGCGATGAAACTATCTATGGCCCAGAAGTTACCATATCCATTGCCAAGCAAGAGGGTTGGTATGACAAAAAAGGTAGTAAATGGAAAACAATGCCAGACCAAATGTTACGTTATAGGGCTGCAGCATGGTTAATCCGCACAACTGCTCCGGAAATTAGTATGGGGCTACAAACTACAGATGAAATTATCGACGTTGAGGGCAAAGTCAGTGATGTAATGGACGACGTTACAACTACTATTGAACATAATGCCAATAGCGAAGTGATTGACATTGAACCTAATGAACCAACTTTTGTCGATGCTGAGACTGGCGAAGTATTAAACGCCGATGCAATGTTCAAATGATTAATATCGAATGTTTCGGTAGCAGTTCCGCTGGCAACTGCTACCGCATTAAATCAAGCGTAAATGGCGATGAGTTGTTGCTTGACGTAGGTTTACCTTTCAAAACCATTCAAAGGGCATGTAGGTATAATTTTCTCCACCTACTGGGGGCGGTAGTTACTCACCAACATGGCGACCATTCAAGGGCCGTGGCTGATATGTTAAAACTTGGACACAAGATATACATGTTACGTGAAACTGCCGATGCACTGCATGTAGTGGACGAACATTCTTGGGTTGAGATAACTCCTAGGAAGTCTTTCAAACGTGGCGTATTTACAATACTGCCTTTTGAACTGCAACACGATGTGCCTAATGTTGGCTATCTTATCACCGATGGTGAGGAGAAACTCCTCTACATTACCGATACATATTATTGTAAATACACTTTTAAAGGTGTGCATCACATATTGGTTGAATGCAATCACTCATATGAACTGTTAAATAAGAAAGTCGAGCAAGATGAGTTGAGCAAGCAACGTATGGAGCGACTTATTCAATCTCACTTTGCACTTGAAAATGTCATAAAGTTTTTGCGGTCTATGGATCTTTCACAATGTAAGGCCATTCACCTCATTCATCTATCTAATGAGAATTCGAACGAGGTTGAATTTAAGAAAGCCGTGCAGGCTGCAACAGGGAAATTGGTTATCGTACATCAAGAAAAGGGGTGTTAATTATGCGAGTAAAGTTTGACGTATTTATTAGGGCGTTAGAAAAACAGGGGCTAACCCTTATGGAATTTAGCAACAAAGCTCAAACTATTCCACGTGCGTTGGTGTTATATCTAAGTGGCAAGCCCATTACGTTTGACAAAAAGCGTTTTATGTGGGCCGATGTGTTAGGTGTTAAGCACGACGATTTGTTTTATTAAGGGGTAAGCGATGGCAAAAGATACATATTATTTCAGCCATGATGTAAACGCCAGTAATGATCCGAAAATTATTGTAATGAAAGAATTGTGCGGAGTGATTTCATATGCTTGGTGGTGGATATTAATCGAGCAGCTAGCTACACAAGAAGAATACAAACTACCTATGGATAAAATCACTTTCACAGGTCTTGGTATTGCATTTGGAATGAAGCAAAACGAAGCAAATGCTTCAAGCAACGAAGCAAAAGGAAGCACAGCGAAGCAAGCCGAAGCATATGTAAATTTGCTTATTAATGAGTGTGAACTACTGGAAACTGACGGCGAATACTTCTGGTCGCCATCACTCATCAGAAGGAATTTGCTTCGTAAAAAAAAGCGTGATGAAATATCTCAAAAACGTAGTGAGGCAGGGCGTTTAGGAGGTATTAAGAGTGGAAAGGCACGAAGCAAAACGAAGCAAATGCTTCAAGCAAACGAAGCAAACGAAGCAAACGAAGCTAAAGGAAAGGAAAGGAAAGGAAATATATATTCATATTCATATTATAGGGACGGCGAAAATGAAAATTCTGAATTATTAAATATGTTTGATGATGAACCACCAAAAACTGATCCATATAAAAATGTATTCAAAATTTACATGAATGATGTCGGAGAAATTTCTCCAATGACAAAAGAGAAATTGGAATACCTTGTCAATGACTTTGGAGAAAATGAAGTCATAACAGCTATATCAAAATCAGTTGAGGTTGGCAAAGCTAGTATTGCATATATCACTGCCATACTAAATAACAAGATAAGGGAGGAGGCTGCAAAAGAAAGTGGAACCAATAGACGTGGCAAAGGAAATAGAACGGCTAAGGCAAAATCAGATGGCTCGGACGTTGACTGGAAAAACGAAACAGGCGAATGGTTATGAGTTCTACAAACCGACTTATGCACCACCCATTGTTGTTGAACGTCAAAAAGATCTAAGCCGATACGGAATTAAAGGCCGATATAAAGACATGGACTTCGATAAGCTTAAAGAACTGGGGGCACCTCCTGAGGATAAAGAGGCGTATAACAATGCTTTCAAATATTCCTTGCATTTGAGTGAACACATTCGAAATGGCAAGGGGCTCATACTTATGGGGCCGGTTGGTACTGGTAAAACTAGCCTTGCAATAAGTATCTTACGAACTGCAATTAATCAAGGGTATAACGGCTACCTAATCTCAATGATAAGCATGCTCGACACCTTGCTTGTTTTGAGTAAAGGACCAGCCGAACACTACTTGAAATTTGAAAACCAAATTCGTAATTGTCCATTGTTAGTGCTCGATGATTTTGGGGCGGAATACGACAATAAATGGGTAGGAAACAAAGTCGATGCCATTATATCTGACAGGGTAGAACGTGGCAGGGCTACTATAATCACTACAAACTTGAATGTAAAGCAAATTAAAGATGGATATGACAGCCGTATATACGACCGTTTGAAGTCCACATCATTTTTGCTTCAGTTTAAGGGGAAGTCAAAACGAGACCCATTAGAAATTAGCGAAATTTAAAATTTTGAGTTATACGGCTACTTTTAATTCCTAACTATAAAATACTCATTGCGAATGTTAGAAGTGCCGTATCGCTCCGAATTCATATCTTAAATTAGAAAATAATGTTCGGATATATGGAGATAAAAACATGAAAATTGAAATTACGATAAATGATCCTAAAAATGTGAAATTAAAAATCGAGGGTGAGCCGTTTTGTAACACTCCGGAATTAGATGCCTGCGTAGCGTTATGGGGTACAGCTTTATCTCTCTATCATGATTTAGATAGCGATACTGAAAAAGGTGTTGCAAGAATTATGGCATTAAAGGCTATTGCAGAAATGTTAGAAACTAACAAAGATAAAGAAAGGGGGTGCAAGTGCTGCAATGAATAGCCTTGTAATATATGGCCGACCAACGACAAAGAAAAATAGTTCGAGGGTTGTAATGGCTGGTCGATATCCTCGTGTCTTACCATCAAAAGCATATGTCGAGTATCAAAAATTAGCGTTACAACAGTTGCAATTTTACCGAAAACGTTTTTATGTTGCAGGTCCAGTTCATGTCCGGTGCCGCTATTACATGCCGGATAAAAGATCTTGGCCGGACTTGGTCGGCCTATTACAGGCTACAAGTGACATATTAACCGATGCGAAAATAATCGACGATGATAAATGGATAGTGCATTACGATGGCTCATGCATTGCCGGAGTTGATAAAAGTTCGCCTAGGGTTGAAATAGACATAATTCCGATAACGGAGGGAACTCCGTTACATAATTTGAAACGTAAGGGTGAGTAAATATGACATTAACAGATGAAATTGTAAGAGATTTTTTACAATACTTATATGATGAGGGCTACCGTTATTTGTTTGTTGTTACATACACTGGTGTTGCAGCAGTCTCAAAGTCAAAACCGACATTCTCCAATGAGAAATTCATTGAAAGTTTAGCATCTTACGACGTGCTTTCTGGGTATGAACATAAATTAGGTAGGTCGATTTTAAATGATACATACTACTGCATTGATATTGCCAAAAAACTAAATATCATTGATTGGTCTACCGTTAAAGTTGATACAAAAATACGTGTTAAGGATAGAATGAACGCTGATTGGGTGCGACGTTATTTCGCTTATTATAAAAATGGCGAAATATATGTTTGGTGCAACGGAAAAACTTCATGGAGTGCGTATGGCGATAGTTGTTTAGGCACTACTTCATATAAATTTGCGGAGGTAGTGGAAGAATGACAACAGAACTTATCATCTTTTTTATTGGGTCTGTATTAGGTTGTGCGACTGGTATTGTCATAATGAGTTTATGCATTTGGTCCGGTGAATTGTCAAAAAGGGAGAACGAAAAATGAATAACATACCGTATTTCTTATCACACTTACCAATTTGGAAAGCTAATGCGAAAGATACTGTTAAAATCACAAAACGTGTTAGGGAACACCAGTTCGATACTGTAGATAAAAAGACAGAAGAAATTGTCGTAAAAAAATGCCCTGTATGTGGCATTAAATATCGTGTGTCATATCGGCTACGCAATGTTAAAAAGACATGCAGTCCGTCCTGTAGTCAAAAGCTACGCAATAGAACGTTAAAACCTACCGACTGGATAGAAGACGCTATTAAAATGCGACAAGATGGCATGATTTTATCTGATATTGCATTACGAGTTAATCGCTCAACAAGTACTGTATGGAAACGTTTACAAGAAAAGGGGTATTAATAACATGCAAAAATACAAAATTACAGGATACGCAAAAATTGGTTTTGAAAAAATTGTAGAGTGTGAAAACTTTGAAGAAGCTAATCGATTAGCTAATTTAATAGAACGTTCAACTGATGTAGATGATGGCGATATGAATGATTGGATTGATGAAGTAGAGGTTGACGAAATAGAATGGGTGGAGGAGTAATGATGAACGAAAATCAATTTGAGCAAGTAACAGGTTATCATGACGCAATTATGCCAACACGTAAAACAGAATTTTCTGCCGGCTATGATCTTGCATGTTATCATTCTGGCAGCGTAAAGCCAGGCGAAGTGAAACTCCTAGAAACTGGGGTCAAATGTAAAGTGAACCCAGACGAGTATATTCAACTGCACTTGCGTTCTAGTGTAGGCATTAAAAATAGTGTAATGCTAGCCAATGGAACTGGCATTATCGATGCTGACTACTACAACAATGAAACTAACGAGGGCCATATTATGATACCTATTCGAAATATTGGCACTACACCTTTTGAATATAAGGCGGGCGATAACTTGGCTCAACTTGTGTTTATGCCTTATCGTATAACGAGCCGTGATAATGTTACAACGAAACGCACAGGTGGTTTTGGTAGTACTGACAAATAAAGGAATACTAACATGGATAAAAAGTCGTTAGGCGAAATATTAATGAATATGAGGGAACGAGATACAGTGCGTTTCTTCGACAAAGATACTGGCAAAGAATATAGTATTTTAGGTTGTATGTACACTTACAAAATGGAAACAGATAAACATACCATTGATTTTTCTATTCGAGAGGTGAAACGTGGAAAATAAAAATAATATAACTATCGAAGAGATAATCAAAATTGCTAGTGAGGCAGCCGTTGAAAAGTATAAGCAAATGGAGGCTGACAAGTGTGAGCAAGAACGAGAAAAGGCTAGAAAGAACACTAAAAGACTTCTGAAAGGCTATAAGGAACTTAAAGAACACTGCGAACATGCGGTCGCTAGTGTAGAAAATAGCGTTCCTAGTGATCTACAAATAGTGCTTAATGAAGTTTTTAACCGTCGAGGACTGTTGAAAGTTGAGGCGATTGCAGCTAGTAAGAGGCGAACCGAATTGATTATAGAACATATCGATGCTATGTTAGCCGTGTACAAAACTCAATGTGAGCATAGGGAGGTGCCATATTTTGAGATTTTAATCGATTTTTATGTCAATTCTGTACCTGTTGAAGATATAGCCATTGCAAAAAGCGTTTCAGAAAGAACTGTTTACAACTATCTTGAAAGGGCGGAAAAGGATATAAGCATACTACTTTGGGGCGTTCAAGCAGCTTGACATGGGTTTGCAAAAACATTTCATTTACTTTTCAGTTTACATATAGTAAACTATTAGTGTCGAAAAATGTTCATTCTCCTAGGCATTTCAAATCACTCTTTTCGACGACACACATATACTGAACATTTAACTACCTACGAAAAAGGCTCAGACTACAGATTTCTCTCCCTGTATGTCTGAGCTTTTTTTGTTATGTTATGAGGGCACAAAATGACAACAATAAAATGTAAGGCATTACAGTGCCTTAATAATAGAAAAGGCAAATGCATGGCAAACTTTATCGTCATAGATAAATATTGTCGTGCTTTTTTTACGTCCAGTAGTGCAAGTCGTTATGAGGGTTGCGTAATGAAAAAGGAGCATAATCGTTATAAGAGTAGCAAAAGGAGTGTTCTAAAATGAATATAGTCGAACTGGCTTTAAGTGATATAAAGCCATATGAAAATAACCCTCGCTATAATGATGAGGCTGCAACCTATGTTGCTGAAAGTATCGACCGTTTTGGGTTTAAAATTCCAATTATAGTCGATAAAGATTACGTTATTATTGCAGGACATACTCGCTATAAGGCTGCACATATTTTGGGGCTTGTTACTGTTCCATGTATCATTGCAGATGATCTTGACGAAAAACAAGTAAAGGCATATCGAATTGCAGACAATCGCATGGCTGAGTTGAGCGAATGGAACTTCGATAAATACAATGAAGAAGTTCAAAAAATGCTTAATAGTGGCATGCTTGACGATATAGAACTATTCGACCTTTTCTGTAAAGAAGAGGATATCAGCTCAGATATGTTTGATTTAGGTGCGATAGGTGTGTACAGGTTGACTATTGAAACCGATAGTGATGAAGATATAGAAAAAATAAAAGAAATTACATCGAAATATGAGGGTGCGGAGGTCAAAGTAAATGGACATTAAAATATTGGACATTAATTTTATTAAGCCTTATGAGAACAACCCTCGCAATCATGATAAAAATATTGAGGAACTAGCGGAAAGCATTAAAACGTTTGGTTTTAAAAACCCTATTCTAATTAATTCCGACAATGTTATTATTGCAGGTCATGGCCGTTATGCTGCTGCCAAAAAGTTAGGGCTTAAAGAAGTACCTTGCATATATGCAGATGATCTTAACGAGGACGATTGTAATTTATTTAGAATTGTCGAAAATGAGGCTAGTGCAAAAGCTAACTGGGACATTGATAAATTAATTGCAGAAATAAACGACTGCGATGATGTATTCACCGGCTTTAAATATAAAGAATTGGAGGCTTTAGGCGAAAAACTTGTCGAGGAGGCAAAGGCCATTAACGAAAGTTTAGACGATAAGTTAAAAGAAAAAGCCAAATATAAAATAACTGTTGTAGTTAATCAACATGAAATATCTAAGGAACTATACGACAAGATAAAAGAGGGAATTTCAGAAAGTGCTACAATCAAGACAAATTATTGAAAAAGATACGACTATCTATGTCATAACACATGGTAGGCCAAACCCTAAAGACAGACCAACAACGTGGTGGTTAGAAGAGGCAGGCCTACCTTTTAAATTTGTTATGAATGAAAAGCAAGTCGATAGCTATTTAAGTGCAGGCGTAAGTGAAAGTCAAATAGTGTCAGTATCAGATGAATGGGAGGACGAATATTTCGAAAGACATAAAACGTACCCTGTTCCATTTCATGGTGCTATTTGCAATCGTCAAATGTGTTTAGAGGACGCCAAAAAGAATGGCAAAAAATATGCTTACCAATTAGACGATAACATTGTGATCTTTGGAGCCGGTAAAGTACATACTACTGGTAAGACTAAATCGTATTATGCAAAAAACATACTGCCTAAAGTGTTCGAGCATTTATATCGTATGTGTGAATGTACGAACATTGGTTATATGGGTATTGTGTTAGGTGCTACACCTACCGTAGAAAAGAAAATTTTAAGAAATGGCTATGCTTACAGTTGCTTTATTGAAAATGTAGAGGCTGACATAAAGTGGCGAGGGCCGTTTGATGATGATGTACTTCATAATTTAGACTTCAATCATAGTGGAACATATACAAATGCAGTATTAAGTGCTTACCACTATACAAAGGAAAGCAAAAGCAACACTGGCATGCGTGCTGCATATGATAAATGGGGACATATTAGACCTATTGCAACGAGTCAAATATACCCTGACCATGTACAATGTGGACTTGCAACAAAAGCTAATGGGCAGCATGTGAGGTTCTACCATAAATTAAAGCCACCGCATAGAAATGTGAGGATAAAAGACGAGGCTGCCTTTAAAGAGTTAATACATGAGATACGAGAAACACAACTTGCGTGGATAAAATACAATAAGGAGGTGCGAAACAGTGGCTAAAATGGGTCGGCCAAGGGCTGAAATTGACAGGAAAGAGTTCGAGGGCTTATGTGGTTTACAATGCACCTACGAAGAGGTGTGCGACTGGTTTGGGGTTACTCAAAAGACTTTGAACGCTTGGTGTAGACGAACGTATGGGAAAACTTTCTCCCATGTTTTTCGTGAAAAGAGGGGTAAAGGCAAGATAAGTTTACGACGTATGCAATGGCAACTTGCAGAGAAGTCTCCGGCTATGGCAATCTTTTTAGGCAAGAACTTCCTAGGACAGTCAGATAAGACAGAAATGGAAGTCAATACGACTGTTCAAAGCAACCCACTTGACGGTGTTACAACTGAGGAACTCAAAAAGTTAATAGACAAAGAGGGGTGAGGCTATGAAACTCACACCGGAACTCATGCAGCAATTCAAATATGAATTGGCTAGGCGTGAGTTTTTTTATTATTGCCACTTGCAAGCACCAGACTTTTACAGGAAAGACAGAGACTACCTAGTCGAATTGTGCAATACGTTGCAAGAGTTCTATGAAGATCCAGACGCAAAAGTCCTAATAATGAATATGCCACCTCGACATGGCAAAAGCCGTACAGCTCAGATGGCAGTCAAATGGATATTAGGCAAAAACCCTGTAGAAAAGATTATGACTGGTTCGTACAATACGACTTTATCCACTACCTTTGCAAAGAATGTCCGCAATGATATTCAAGAAGTAAAGGCGGACGAAAACAGGGTTGTATATACAGACATATTCCCTAACGTACGTATTAAGCGTGGCGATGCCTCCATGGATATGTGGTCGTTAGAGGGCGGTTATAATTCTTACCTAGCTACTTCTCCGAGTGGTACTGCTACAGGTTTTGGTGCGTCTATTCTTATCATTGATGATATTATCAAGAATGCAGAAGAGGCTTATAACGAAAACACAAAGGCCAAGCACTGGGATTGGTTCACTAATACCATGCTTTCTCGTTTAGAGGAAGGCGGTAAGATTATTATCATTATGACTCGTTGGGCCAGTGATGATCTAGCCGGTAGGGCAATAGAACACTTTGGAGATAAAGCCAAGGTTATTACTATGAAAGCTTTACAGGACGATGGCACTATGTTGTGCGATGATGTGTTGTCCTATGAAAGCTACAAAGAAAAGTGCAGGGCTATGGGTGAGGACATAGCCAGTGCCAATTACCAGCAAATACCTATTGACTTAAAAGGGTGCTTATATTCGAATATTAAAACTTATGAGCATGTTCCTACTGGTGCTGACGGTACTCCGCTATTTACTCAAATTAAAAACTACACCGATACTGCTGATACTGGCGAAGACTGGTTAGCAAGTATTACTTACGGAATATATGACAAAGAGGCTTACATACTTGATGTGGTCTATTCTAAGGCTAGTATGGAATATACAGAACCTGCCGTAGCTGAAATGCTGCACCGTAACCGTGTTAACATTGCAGATTTTGAAAGCAATAACGGTGGTCGTGGCTTTGCTCGACAGGTTACAAGGATATTGAAAGAGGAATATAACAGCAACTATACAAAAGTTGTATCATTCCACCAATCTAAGAATAAAGAGGCTCGCATATTATCCAATGCTACATGGGTTATGGAGCACATTTACTTCCCTAAAAATTGGGCTGACAGATGGCCTGAATTTTATAAAGCCATTACACGTTATCAACGTGAGGGCAAGAACGAACATGACGATGCTCCGGATGCATTAACTGGTGTGGCTGAGAAATTAACGGCACCAGATTATAAAGCAACAAGAACTAACATTTATTAGGAGGCTTATTACATGGCTATATTAACCAATATGCGTAACAGCGAATATGAGTTGCTGCATGACGCTTATTACGGAACAGGTATGTTTGCAGCTGGTGGTGCGTTAAAACAACATCCACGTGAGGACACTAAAAACTATACTTTCAGACAGCAATTATCTTACTTTTTAAATCATACTGCACCTATCATCAATGCGTGTGTAGATCCGATATTCAAAGATACTATTTCACGTGATTACAATGAAAATGAATTATTCGAAACATTCCTTAATGATGTAGACCGATTAGGCACTACACTTCAAGAATTTATGCGTTATAACTCTACGCAAGCCAAAATATATGGCGTTATGTATGTATTGGTCGATAACGTATCTGAGATAGGGGAAACAGTAGCCGACCAAGTAAATAATAGGCAGTTGCCTTATTTGGTCGCTATTGAGCCAAAAAGCGTATATAAATGGCTTGTAAATGATATTGGCGAACTTGATTTATTTACTTATACAACAACTGTATTTGATGATGAGGGGAAAGCCAAAACCCAGTACCATGAATGGACACGCACATCTTGGACAGTAAGAAATGAGGAGCAAAAAGTCATTGCTACTGGTGAACATAACCTCGGCAAAGTTCCAATCGTTCAATGGTTTGGTCGTTCATCTCGTAAGATTGATATTCTACCTCCACCGGAATACTTGGCTATCGCTAAGACAAATCATCAAGTGTATCACCTATGCTCGCTATTAACTCAAATACTTAATATGCAGACTTTTAGTACATTGACATTACCTGACAATGGGCAAGGTGTGGACGATATTACGCTAGGCACAAATAATGTATTGATGTATCCGGCAGAAAGTAGTCATGCACCAGCTTTTATTGCACCAGATAGAGGGCCGGCAGAGATTATCATGAGCGTTATTAAAATGCTTGTCGATGATATGTATCGTTTATCCGGTGTTAATTCCGTTATAGGTGTACAAGAGGCGAAGTCCGGTGTCGCTAAGCAATGGGACTTCGAACGTACAAACCAACGCTTGGCAGATTTCTCCGTACAATGTGAAAGTGCGGAAAAGGACATTATCGAATTATTTGAGTTGTGGACAAATACGAATGTCGATTATAAATGCGACTATCCTCGTGAATTCAAAATTAATGATATTACAGACAGCCTTGCACAATCTCAGGCCGTGTTAGATCTTGGGCTCGGCAGTAACACTCTTAAAGTTGAAACAGGCAAAAAGGTATTGGATAGCTACATGCCAAACATTGAGCCTGAAACGTTCGATGAAATTGTTGCCGAAATTGAAAAAAGTGTTCAACGGCAGGAGCAAGACGAAACATATCATAATAATAACGATGATGATGTAGAGGACGGTGCAGAAGATGAGAACGCAAAGGGAGATAAGCAAGGCGATAGATAGTTTTGAGCAAGAAGTCAAAGCACAGCTAGCACTTGGGCTTAAACCTAACGAGGCCGTTAAAAATGCTTATGCAAAATATCCTGTTATGGATATGATGAAAGCTACCTTACAAGCAGAATTAGTCAATACTTTTGTGGCAGGGTACGGAGGTATTGTTCCATACTCCGGTAAAAGTATCTCACAGGCTATGTCTGAAAGTTGGGCGAGTGATGATCTTACACTTTCTAAACGTTTATATAGACGGTCAAGCACTATACGTAATGAAGTGGCTGACACTATCAAGCAAGCGTTAAAGACAAATAAAACTGTAAAGGGGTTAGCAAAGTCAATATTCGACGGCTATGGTAAGGGTGGTATTATACCGGAGGCCAGTATACCTAAATTTCTACGCAAGCTATCCGATATAAATATAAGTGGTGAGGCTACTCCAGAGGCTAAACGTAAGCAACGTGAGTTATTACGTAGCGTTAAAGGGAAAATAGCAAGGCTCGATACTCCTTATGTTAGGGCTGCATATAATGAAGTAGTTGCAGCCGTTGATGATGGCAACGAAGTTAGATTGCAAAAAGCTATCTACACAGCTACACAAGAAAAAGCACGTTATCATGCTGAGCGTATAGCACGAACAGAAAACGCAAGGGCTTACGCTGACGGCCAAATGAGCAGATATTTAGACGATGAGGACGTGGTCGCTTTTCAATGGAGGTTATCCGCTAATCATCCAAGATATGACATATGCGACTTTTATGCGAATGCTGATCTATACGGACTTGGCAAAGGGGTTTACCCAAAAGACAAATTTCCTAAACTGCCAGCACATCCGCATTGTATGTGTCATATCAAGCCTATGACTGAGCTCGATATTGATGTCAATAAAAGGCATAATAACCTTGAACAGTCAGGGCTAGAATATATCAAATCTTTATCTAAGAAACATCAAGAAGTGTTGCTCGGTGTAAATGGTCGAAATACTGTATTGAGTGGCAAAGGAAATTGGCAAAACTTTGTGAGGGGTTGGACAGATGAAACATTCAACGTGCGAAACCCCAATTCAACAATAAAACGTTTGCATAATAGCGGTGTTAATGGTTTAATTAAGTTAAAGGAGAATGACAAACCATTATTTGATTTACAACTATTCTCTAATAACGAAATTGATTTTGATAAGATAATAGACAAAACCAAAGGTCGATATAAGATTAAAACAAAATCAAACCCTAATGATGTTGTTATGTATAAAACCAAAAACAGTAATGGTCAGCAACAACTCAACTTCTCTTTTTATAATGAATTTGGGATATTATACAAACAGTTACATGGTGGCCATCATGGAAATGCTAAACACCATAATGTTGGAACTAATGACAACCCTATATATCATCATAAGCATTTTTATAAAATAGTAGGATATAAAAACGAAGATACACCTATTTTGGAAGAATCAGAAATAAAACCATTAACAGAAAAAGAAAAGGGGTATTTCAATGACGAAAGACGAATTTTGGGAGGCAATTAACACTGGCGGAAAAGTATATACATATGATGATAAATTCGACTTTTATGCCGTGTTTACCAATGGAGCCTATGAGATTTATCCAGTCCCAGTTCCTGATTATTTAGATTCAGTTAACTATGAAAAATATAAAACATTCGATGGGATGTTAAAAAATGTTACAATTCTAGGCAAGCCGTTAGTCGAATGCCTAAATAAAATTGAATATTAAGAGTTATGCGATATGCATAGCTCTTTTTTTATAAGCTATTTACGCCCTTTCATGTGTGATGATTGGGCGTATTTTTATTGGTGTAATTAGGTGGAGACCTATTACATATATTTTTCTCATGTTATATACGGAGGTTACAACATGAACATCGCAGAAGTTTATCAAGCACTCGAACAATTGGAGAACGGTCAAGATCTTATCTCGGCTATTAAGGGGGAGACGTCTCGTCTTAATAATGAGGCTAAGACAACACGTGAAAAGTTACAACAACAAATCACGGAATTAACCGGTGAACGTGATACGTTATCAACTCGTGTTACCGAATTAGAACAGTCGGCAGGGGCCAATACTGGTGCTAATTCTCCAGAGTATAAAATGCTCGAAAAGCAGTTAAAAGCTATGAGCGAAAAGTTCGAACTTGCTGAAACTAAGGCAAAAGAGGCTGAGGCAAAGCGTATTCAATCTGAAATTATGGCACAGACACTTGACGCCTTTACTAAGGCAAATGCGGTAGATCCGCAAGAGTTTGCAAGATTGGTTGCCAATGATATTAAGGTACAAGACGATGGCACTTATGGCTATTTGAAAGAGGACGGCACAGTCGGAACTATCCAAGACCGTACCAATGAATGGCTACAAGGGAAAGCATGGGCAGTCAAAGCTACTGGCAGCACTGGCAGTGGACAAGGTGGCACAGGTAGCGGTGGCGATAGCGTCTTGAATGAATTCGCAGCAGCAGCCGGCGTAAAACTTTAATCATTTAACTAATGGAGGTAATTAACAATGCCAATTAACACACTTCAATATTCTCAACAGTTCCAAACTGTACTTGACGCTCAAATGTTGGCAGGTGCAACGTCCGCTTTTATGGAAGCGAATGCAGGCCAAGTCAAATATGACGGTGGTGATACTGTACATATTCCTGAAATTTCTATGCAAGGTCTTGCGAAGTACGACCGAGATGAGGGCTTCAACCAAGGTTCCGTTACTTTGAAATTTAACCCTTACAAAATGACTCAAGACCGTGGCCGTACATTCCAACTTGACGCAATGGACGTTAACGAAACTAACTTCGTTGCAACTGCCGGCACTGTAATGGGCGAATTCCAACGTACACAAGTTATTCCGGAAATTGACTCCTATCGTTATTCCAAAATTGCTGCGTTAGCAACTGCAGCTAACAAAGTTACAGCTGGCTTTACTCCAACAGCGACAACTATTTTGGAAAAATTAGAAGAAGAAATTACAAATATCTTGGACGTAGTAGGCGAAAACGAACCTCTAATCGTTGTGATGTCTACTAAATTACGTACAATGTTAAATAATTCCGATAAATTCAACAAATTCCTTGATGTTACTACATTTCAAAATGGTGCAGTAAATACTAACGTCAAATCTTTTAATGGTGTGCCTATCATCACTGCTCCGTCTGCGTGCTTAAAAACACAATACGTATTTAATGACGGTAAAACTGCAAACCAACAAGCAGGTGGCTTTAAAGCTGATACAGCTGCAAAAGACATTAACTGGATCATCATGCCTCAGTCTGCACCTATTGCAGTATCTAAAACAGACAAAGTGCGTGTGTTCGCTCCTGACATTAACCAAAAGGCAGATGCATGGAAAATCGACTATCGTAAATACCATGACCTTTGGATTCCTAAAAACCGCTTTGCCACAATTCGTGTTAATACTGGTGCATAATTAAGGGGTGTTTTAAATGACAAGACTTGTACGTATGAACGAAGTTCAATATGTAGACACTGAATTTGATATTGAACGTTTAAAGTCCGAGGGCTTTGAAGTTGAGGAAGTAGACGATACTGAAACAACTGAGGACGAAGAAGAAAAGCCAAAACGTGGTGGCCGTAAGAAAGCTGAGGCGTAATCATGTTACCTGCTGAGGTGTTCGAGCGACGGTTGAGACAGGCCGTTAAATCGAGCACCTTTATGGTGCAAGATGAGGCACAGGCAAAACATAACTTTATATCGAGGACGTCTCAGTTGGAACGTTCTATTGATACACGGTTTGACTTTGATAATGGCAATAATGTTGGGGTTGTATATCTTGATGATAAGGCTGCACCTTACGGTGTGTTTGTCCATGAGGGTACACGACCTCATATTATTCGTCCTAAGACAAAAAGTGTTTTGCGATGGGCACCTATGGCCGGTAATGGTTTTATATTTTCTAAAGTGGTTCATCATCCAGGCACTAAATCTGATCCATTCCTATACGATGCCATTAATCGTAAGCGTGGCGATGTATATGCTACATTCGCAAAGGCTACGAATATGGCACTTGAAGATATAAGCGAAAGCGATTGGCTTGGCAAGACAGACCATGAAATTAAAATTCGATTATAGGGGGCTCAATGTTATACGACTACACGGAAATACAGTTCACCGATGAGCTATTAGGCAAAGAGGTGCTGCCACAACATGTCGAACGTGCTGAGCAAGGTTTATACGCATTCGCTAAGCGTTTAGGGGTTCCGCAGAATGATGTAATTAGGGGCTATCTAGCCGATGAGCTAGTACAGCTTTATACATATCGTTTTGTATGCTTTGACAAGGCTTATGCGTTGCCAGGTGCTTATACAAGGGACGGTTCGACAGATGATTTTTATAGTAAGAAATTACTATATTTAGACGAACGCATTAAGATTTTAGAAAAGCAGATAACTCCGGAAGATTTAACAGGCGATGCGAAAAAGTATGCTCGCTATCGTACCGTTGAAATATACAGGGGGTAATATGTGGCTAGAATTAATGCAACATATTAAGTCTATTATTGAAAATAGCGGAGCTGCATTTAATGTCATGCTAGGTGCTATGCGACCACAAGCAGCAAAGATAGACGAAAATGGGGTTATTATGGTTATTCGTGGGGAAACTACGAGGGGAGATAACTCCATTCAGTCTGAATTGCAACAAGAACTATATATCGAGGTTTGGGGACGTAACGACAACCCAGATTTGGAAGTCGGTTACGAAGTTATTGCTAATTTCGAGGATAAGTTCGAGGCAATTATTAATGATCTACGCAAACGATGTGGTGAATTAGACGAAGAGGCTTGTATATTGCAGTCTAATGGCTATCAAATTATAGATTTGGTATGCACAAATAAAACTGGCGACCATGATAGTGTAAGGCCATTGATTGGCACTCAATATCGCTTTATGGTTCGCCTTATTGATTTAAAAGAAGAAACTAACGGAGGTATTTTCTAATGGCACCAGCTGCAACACCAAAAAAATTATACAAACCGGCTCAAACCGCAATGCCTACAGCCGGCAAGAATTATCTTATCTATTTAAACGTAGGCACTGACGAAACTACAAACGCTGAATGGCTTATCTTGGGCGGTCAACGTAGTGGTGATGTATCTCGTAAGGCAGACGCTATCGACGCATCCAGTAAAGATAGCGGCGGTTGGAAAGTTACAATTCCAGGCCAAAAAGAATGGTCTATCGACCTTGAAACACTACTTATGCCAAACGAAGAAAGCCTTGTATTGCTTGAAAAGGCATTTTTAAATGATGAAAAAATTCATTTGAAATTCGAATATCCTGATAAGTCCTATATGACTGGCTATGCATCCGTTACAGAGTTGTCCTTAAGTACTCCACACGATGATGTGGCTACATATAAAGGCAGCTTGAATGGTGCAGGTCCATTGTCTGAATTGAAAAAAGCCTAATTTATTAAGGAGTGTGCAAAATGAAAAAAATTAATTGTGATCTTTTCGCTATGGGCGAAACTATCTTTTTCAACATTGGTCGTATTGCCGAATTGGAACAGCTATGGGGTGAACCTATTTTCAAAGCCGTTCAAAGTGGCACAATGACATTTAATCAGCTTATTACTGCGTTTGTTGTAGGTATGAAACAACACGGCAAAAAGCGTGATTATATCTATTATCAAGACAAACTACAAGAACTATTTGACGAGGGAACAGTCCAATATAGCGACCTTGTGCAGTTAATTGTGCAAGCCCTTATCGGTAGCGGTGTATTTGGTAAAGCTGCATATTACGCATTATTCCCAGAAGAGGCTGACGAGCAAGCACACTCCGAAGTTGAGGCTGAGGCAGACACAAAAAACTAGAGGGGGGCTATACAGCCCCCTCTTTTAGTATTTGGATAACTAAGGCAGAACGTATGGCTTATGGTCCACTTAATTTAAAGCCGTGGGAATTTATGAATTTGAGCCCTATGGAATATTACAAGCTTGCCGAGGGCTATGAATTAAGAACGGAAATAGAGGACCGCAGACAGGCGTATTTTGCGTGTCTAATGACAAACGTACATATTGCTGGCAACAGAAAATTACGTGTCGAAGACATTATGAAACAATTACACCCTATGTCAGCAGCTAAACGCAAAACCGAAGAAAAGTTATTCATGGAAGAATTCAGACAGGCAGGAGGTGAGTTATAGATCTATGGCCGATACACAAATAAATGTCAAAATTGTTGGCTCGTCAAATAGTGCTGAACAGGCACTTGACCGTGTGGCAAAAAAAGCAGAACAGTCGCTAGGTAAAAGTATCTCAGATAGCCTTGATAATGTTAAGGCTAAGGCTCAAAAGGTCTTTGGGGTGGAAATTCCAGGGCTTATGAATGCAGCCAAAAGTGGTGCTGCCTTTGCAGGTGCTGCGATTGGTATTGAGGCAGCCGGCAGAGCATTAAAAGACATGGCCGTAAGTGCAATTAAAACCACCGACCAATTAACCCAGTTACGTGCTCGTATTAACCTTATCAATGACGGTACACAAAGTACTGCGGAGATTATGGATAAGGTATATCAAGCCGCTAACCGTTCTCGTGGTAGTTACCTTGACATGGCTGATAGTGTTGCGAAGTTGAATATGCTTGCAAAGGACGCTTTCAACTCTAATGATGAGGCTATCTACTTCGTTGAACAGTTGAATAAGCAATTTAAGATTGCCGGTGCAAGTGTGGAAGAAACTTCATCCGCTATGTACCAATTAACACAAGCTATGGCAGCAGGTAAGCTACAAGGCGACGAATTCCATTCTATTATGGAAAATGCACCTATGTTAGCACAATCTATTGCCAGTGAAATGGGCTTAACTGTAGGCCAATTAAAGGAAATGAGCTCGCAAGGTCTTATCACTGCGGACATTATTAAGAACGCATTATTTAATAGTGCGGAAGAAACAAATGCAAAGTTCGCTGAAATTCCTTTGACATTCCAAGATATTGGCACTCAATTACAGAATGATCTTATTACTGCATTTCAACCAGTAATGGAACAAATTGGCTCAATGGCAAGTTCTGATTTATTGGCCGGTGTCCTTAATGAGCTGGCATTTTCGTTCAAAGTAGTGGCTGCAGCTGCACAAGTTGCAATAGCTACTATCAAAGCTGCGTTTGCAGGGTTAAGCGTTACTATTGGTGTTATTAAGAACGTTGTAACAAGTTTTGTTGGAATATTTACAACATCTATGCCGGCAGTTAGGGTGGCAGTTGTAGGCGTTACAACTGCTTTCATTGCCTATAAAGCAACATTATTATTGTGTAGTGCACAAACAGCTGCACTTACTGTAAAAATGGTTGCGTTGAAAGTCGCACAAGTAGCATCTGCAACTGCAACAAGGGCTCATGTGGCAATTATGGCAACATTCCGTGCTGCAATGGCGGCAGGTGCTACGGCATCCGCTTTCTTGGCTGCGGTTTTGGCAGGTGTAAGGGCTGCGTTTATGGCTGCAAGAAGTGGTGCATTAGCTGCGGCGGCAGCTCAAAAGGTTGTCAATTTAGTCATGAGGGCAAACCCTGTAGGACTATTGATTTCAGTACTTTTGACATTGGTTAGCGTATTCGCAACTGCTGCGGCAGCCGGTAATGGGTTTGGTAACACTTTAGGTTCTGTGTTCTCTACAATCGTTCATACAGCCGTTTGGGGTGTTAATAAGATTATTGAGGCCCTTAACTGGTTAATCGCTAAACTCAATAGCGTTGGTGATAAAGTAGCCAAATTCTTTGGCGGTACATTTACTGCAATTCAACAAGTAGACACTATTTCGGCCGATACTGCACAAGATATTGTCAACACTGCCGGTGATATTATGGGCCAAATTACATCAGGCTTATCCGGTGGCGGTGGCGGAGACATCGATACAGGTGGTTTTGGTGGCGGTGGCGATTATGACACCGGAGGCGGTAAAGGTAAAGGCGGCAAAGGTGGTGGCGGTGGCAAAGGTAGCAAGGGAAGTGGTAAAGATCTTGCAAAAGAGGCCAAACAAGTCCACGAAAAAATCTTGCAATCTTTCTTGGAAATGCAAGGCAATCAAGTAGAGTTAGTCGAACTTCAATACCAAAAAGAACGAGACGAGCTTGAAAAATCTAAGGCGGCCAATGCTAACTATCAAGAAGATTTAGAAAGACTTAACGAAGTCTATGCAGATAAGCGTATCAAGGCTAAGCAAGAAGAGATGGCAAAACTACGTGCCATTGAAACTGGTATTCGTGATATGCAGAAGAATTTTGCATTCAGTACTGCCGATAAAGACAGTACTGGCTCCGTATCTCCGGCAATGCAGTTGGCAAAAGATTATATCGACCATATTGATGAAATTGAGGACCGCTACGCAGAAATGTCCGACAATTTCATTAAAATGGACGCTATGCAACAGCAAAAATACATTGATACTCTAAAACAACGTGGCATTGAGTTCGAAATGAGTGGCGAAGGTCAAATCTCATTTGAAAAAATGAAAAACGAAGAAATGCTAGCATTACAAGATGAGTTCAATAAAAAAGCATTACAACAACATACTGATCTAGTTAACGAAAAGTATGCCATTGATGAGGCTATGCGTACTCAGAACTTTGAGGCACTTCAAACTGCATTGACAGATGAGTACATTGCCGAGCAACAAAATCATGAGCTAAAAAAGGCACTACTTGAAGAATATAAACAAGCAGTAATGGACGCACATTGGAATGGGCAACAGGTTCTGTTCGATGCTGCAAATGCCGGTTTAGATAGCTTGCAAGGCTCTATCTCAGGACTTATTCAAGGTACAACAACTCTTATGCAAACGTTCCAAAATCTTGGCAAAGCTATCCTCAAAACTATTGCTGATAGTGTAGCTCAATGGATAGCGGGTCAAATCAAACAGGCCGTGTTCGGTAAAATGTTAGCAGCACAACAGGCTGCAACTGGCATTGCTACGGCTAACGCTCAATATCCGGCATGGGCTGCATTGGCTCAACAAGTTAGCATGGCAACATTTGGTGCTAGCGCTATCGCCGGTAATGCTGCATGGTCCGCTAATACTTCTGCCGGTAGTGCATTATCACTTGCCAATGGTTCGACTAGCTTTTCATCTTTAAGTAGCGGCCGATTAGAATTGCCTAAGATGGCGAACGGTGGTGTGGCTTATGGCTCCACTTATGCTGAAATTGGCGAAGGTAAGTATAAAGAGGCCGTTTTACCTCTAAGTGAAAGCACATACGATGAAATGGGTGCAGGTATAGCACGTGCCGGTGGTGGTGCTACTGGTGGCATTACGTTTAACGTATCAGCTATGGACGCTCATTCATTTGGTGATTGGTTAGAGAATTCGGCAGGACGTTCTTTACGTCAGTTTTTAGTTAATCAAAATCGAGAATTTGTGGCTACGGAGGGTACATGGTAATGGCTGATTTATTAAAATTCCCAGATATAAGAACCTTTGCGTGGAAGTCTACAAAGTCTCAAAAATGGGACACTAAAATCAAACGTACTGGAAGTGGTCGAGTACGTACCATGACAACGTGGCAGTATCCTCAATATACCATTACAACTGAATTCGCAATATTAAGCCCAGAAGAACATAAGCGTCTAATGGGCTTTTATGCATCTGTAAAGGGTGGTACAGTTCCATTCTTATGGTTGGATCCAGAGGACTACGAAGAAAAGGGTATTCGTTTAGGTACTGGGGCTCAGAATGAATGGCAAGCAGTTCGCTTGTATGGTGATTTTAGGGAACCGGTTGCACATATTGAAAAGCTCAAATTATATGCTAATGGCTCACCAGTAAGTGCAGTATCAGATAAGGGTGTTATTAGATTAGCACCAGGGGTAAGGGTGGCACCGACTGCCATTATTACAGCTGACTACACATATTATTGGAAAGTCATGTTCAGTGGCGACTACACTGACGAGGCCGTTTTTAAGGACATATTTAAGTCTAAATCGTTTAAATTGGTTACGGTGAGGTGATTATAAATGAAACAAGTTAGCGAGGCTTTAAGCGTTCATTTAAGCAACTCACAGACGTTTGTATCGTGCGACTTATATGAACTCAGACTCAAAAGTGGCATTTCTTACTACTGGGCGGACACTGATGCCGATGTTGTTTATGGTGGTAACACGTATAAAGGCGATGGGCCAATTATTGTGCGTGAAAAGATTGCAACAAGCAGTACTGTTAGCGTTGATAAGTTGAACGTTACAATAACTGCTAATCAGTCTGACCAAATTGGCGGTGTGCCAGTCTTAACTGTTGCCCATAATGGTGGTTTAGACGGTGCCACTTTAAATTTGAGACGTGCGTTCTTCGGCGATAATGGAAACGTTATCGAATGTATTGATCTGTTCAAGGGTATTTGTGAAGTAACACAGGGCGGTGGCTTTGCGTTGAAAATTAATGCAAAATCAGTAGTTCAAAGGCTTAATATTGAATACCCTAACAGACGATACTATCCACAATGTCCATACTCAGTATATTCTAAAGAGTGTGGCGTAGATATTACGAAGTATCGTAAGCGTGTTACTGTAATTGCGGTTACTGGTACCAATACAGTGCAGATTGACACTAGTTTTGAAAAGGGCTATTACACTGCCGGTGGTATGGAATGGATAAGCGGCCCACTAAGTGGACAAGCAACTCAAATTATGGATAGTGCTACGAATACAATCGTTTATATGAGTGCGACCAATACTGCACCTCATGTTGGCGATGTAGCTTATATCTATCCAGGGTGCGACAAAACACCTACAACTTGCAAGGCCAAATTTAATAATTTTAGTAGGAACAGGGCAACGCCTTATGTTCCATTAAAGGAGACAATACGATGAGATTGACAACAGGTGAAATGATTGCCGAGGCTGCAAAAAAGTGGATAGGCACACCGTATCAAAATAATACTATGGTTCATGGTGTTGGTGTCGATTGCTCCTATTTGTTGGTTGCTGCACTGGTCGATAGTGGCCTCATGAAACGTGATGCAATAGAAATAGAAAATTATTCTAATGAATGGCATTTACATCGTAGCGAAGAAAAGTATTTAAAATACGTTCAAAAAGTAGCTGACGAGGTTCCTATTAATGATATTCGTATCGGTGATTTTCTTTTATACCAATATGGTCGTTGCATTTCTCATGGTGCTATCTATGTCGGCAATAATTTAGTCGTGCATGCGTTCGTTGATCTAGGCGTTATCTATTCATCTATTGACGATGTGTTATTCTATGACGCAAAGGGCAGAAGTCGCTTACGTGCGGTTTATAGGTTTAGGAAAGGGGACAAATAATGGGCTTTCTATTTAGTCGAGGGCGAAACACTACCAATCGAGCTGATATGATAGGCGACTTTCAAATCAATAGTGCCTCATATGGTGAAGTAGTTCCAGAAGTACTTGGCACTACACGATTGAGTGGCAACATTATTTATTATGATGATTTCACCCCTCATGAACATAAAACCACTACACGAACTGGCAAGGGCGGTGGCTCAAAGCATACTGAAATAACCTACACATATACAGTCGCATGTGCGATTGGCTTATGTGAGGGCCCTATCGCTGGCATAGGTAAAGTATGGCGAGATAAGGAAATATACGATTATCCTAACGAAAAAATTGAGCTTACTGCCTATAAAGGTGATTATGGACAAGCTCCGTGGCCGTATGTTTTATCTAAGCATCCGGAAAAGGCATTGCCTTATAGTGGCTTGGCATATATGGCCGGTGTTGTTGATTTGGGCGAGCGTGGTAGCTTGCCTCAATTCAACTTTGAAATAAAGGGCAAGTTATTAGAAACAGGCGACGGTGTTGATGTAAACCCTGCGGACTATATCGTACATGTGTTAAAGTCAATCGGTATTGATGATGTTAATATTGACGGCTTGGAACACTACAGGGAGTATTGCAAGGCAGCTGATATTCTTATCAGTACACCGCCGGACAGTAAAAGTACAAAGGCTCAAACTGTAATTAATGACATAGCTGAAATTACAAACAGCCTTGTTTTTTGGTCTACAGACCGACTTAAAATTGTACCGTTAGCAGATAAGCCAATAGGGACATGGAGCCCATATAATCAAATTCAATACAATTTAACTGCTGATGATCTTATCCCATCTAGCGATGGACAATTAGTTGTCTATAAGCGAAAGGATAGTTCAGAAAGCTATAACCAAGCTACAGTTGAATTTATTAATCGTGCGAATAGCTATGAAAAGGAGACAGTCGCATTTGAAATTGTGGCCGATGTGCAAAAAAATGGTTTAAAGCCAGCCTCCAAGAAGTCTGCACATTATCTCTATACTAAGGCTAGGGCACAATACTATGCCGAACAATTAGCCATGAAACGGCTATACGCTAAGAATCAATATACATTCCAGTTAGATTGGGCTTTTTGTAGATTGGAGCCAGGCGACCTTGTTACTCTTACCGATGAATTATGTGGCTTAAATAATCAAATAGTAGTTATAACATCTGTATCTGAGGCAGCAGACGGACAGTTAGAAATAACTGCCGAGGGTAAACCGCCAGGGACATATGCTCCTGCCAAGTATAATGTACATGAAAACGAACGACCTTTTATTGATTATAACCAAGCTGCACCAAGCGTTAATGATGTTGCTATATTCCAAACCGTTGGCGATGTTGGTGGCAATCAGGTATTTGTTGGGGTTAATGCTCCGAGCGGTTGGGGTGGTTGTTCCGTATGGGTATCTGATACAGGCGAAAACTATCGTCGTATAGGATCTATCACTCAACAAGCTAGAATGGGCCGAACCAAAAATGCGTTTGATAAGTCCTCCAATATGTGTGATGTAGTACTCAATCAAGGCGTACTAAAAACTGTAACACATATCGATGCTGAACGTGCCAATACATTGTGTTGGATAAATGGCGAGGCATTGAGCTATGAGGGCGTGGAAACTCATCCGGATAATTGGTATACGCTAAAAGGTTTAGTTCGTGGACAATATGGCACTAATGCTATTAACCACAATGCAAATGAAAGGTTTGTCAGAGTTGACGAGGCTTTATTCCGTTACCCTTATCGTAAGGAAGATATAAATAAGACAGTATATCTCAAGTTTACTTCGTTAAATCTGTTCGGTAGTAATGAACAGGGACTTGATGAGGTGCAAGAGTACACTTATAAAATCGTTCCATACTATATCCCAGAAGTGAACAATTTAACGTTATTCACTAAGTATTACGAAATAGGCAATGGAGTATTGTCATTTGATGTAGTAGCTCAATTTGACGTACCTCAAATCAATAGTTTTGATACAGTTGAGCTATGGTACCGTGAGGGCAATGCAAAATGGAAGTATGGCGGAAATGGTAACGGACAAATCTCTATTAGCGGTTGCGAGCTTGGACATACTTACGAAGTTAAAGCTATCGTTAAGGACGTACATGGAAATACTTCGCAAGGTGTTACAAAGTCCATTACTGTTGCCATGAAAACGGAAGTACCAAACGCACCACAAGGCTTTTCTATTACCTTTAGTGATAAAGCCAATTTTAACTGGCTTGAAGTTCGTAACGCTGACGTTGATTTTTACGAATTGCGTTTAGATACACGAACAGGGCAAACAGATGGCTTGATTGGTAAAAGCAATAATACTACTTATAGTGGCATGCTACGTGAACGTAGTGGCAAAGTCTATTTATATGCACATAACCCATCAAAAGGCTATGGGGCACCGGCTGAGCTTACCTATAACGTGCCAATTCCACCTAAGCCTACGAATGTCAAATTAACTGGTACTATTAGCGGTATCGGAGTAGTATTTGAAAACATTCCAACAGGTTGTAAAGGTGCTAACGTATACGTTGATAATACTGTATATTTCACATCTACTAATGCGATGAGCATTCCTGTTGAAGCCGGCGTTTACTCCGTTAAAGTTGCTTATGTCGATATCTTTGGTGAGGGGCCAAGAACCGATGCAACAAATGTTACAGTAAAAGCTAAAATAGACAGTAAATTGCTAGATATGGAAGAACTTGGCATATCTGATATGGACAAGGCAGTAAAGGCTTTAAAAAATGAGGTTGGAACAGTTAAAACTAGCGTTGACGGTTTTCAAAGCAAACTCATCGACCAAGCCAATGCATTCCAACATAGCATTAATGATCTAAACACTAATTTAGGCTCACAAATAACTCAAATCTCAAATGGTATTGAGTTAAAAGTGAATAATGTACTCAATAGCCTTGACGGCCGAGAAATTATAAGCCGTATCAACTTAACACCAGCAGGCACTAGAATTGATGGTAAATTGCTACACGTTACAGGGCAAGCGTTGTTTGATGATAACATCATCACTAAGAAAATGCTGCAAGCCGGCTCAGTTACTGCCGATAAAATGCAAGTTGATAGTTTATCATCTATCACGGCCAATATTGGTGATTTAAGAGGCGGCACAATTACTGGTACTGTTATAAAAAATGCGTCCAATACGTTTAGTGTAGACGCTGACGGCAATATTAGAGGTGTAAATATTACTGGTTCGAGAATTGACGCCAATAGCGTATATGCTAATGGCGAACCGCTAAAAAACACCAATTTTATGAGCTTGCATGTAGTTAGTGGACAAAAAATCAACTTGCCAGCCGGTTACAACTATGAGCGATGTTTATACTACCTAACCAACGTTAAAATGCGTGAAAGCTCAGTATATAAAATTACTGGCCGTTATTTTAATGATAGCGATATGAACAAAATTCATGATTTCAATAATCGCTATTCAATGTATTTTAACGATAGGCCAGGCAGTGGCAAAATTGATGATTTAGACAGCGGCCACTGGATACATGGGGAGCCTTTGCAAAATCGTGTATTCTTTCCTAATGGTGATATTCCAGACGGTGGAACTTTTTCGTTCGGTAGAGGTTACCCTAAAAACAATGCAGCCTCTCAAAGTGCTAATGCTAAATGGTTTAAGGGTTGCGGCATTACAAAAGAGGGTTATTTTTATTATTTCTACAACGCCGGAAATTTTGGTTATTATGGCGAGGCTGATTTACTTATCGTTTCATTCTGGTAA